ACGTTTAAAACCTCTCATATAATTGCCTGTTTTAGTCTTTACTTTAGCTTTAGCAATCTTTTTAACCACACTTTTTAATTTATTACCTTGTTTTTGTAGAAATTTTTTAGTTTCGTTCGGATATTTTTTAGCAAGTTTTAAAACTTCTTTTTCAAGTTGCTCTAATTCATCTATTGTAAATCCATCCATATTATTACTCCTCCGTTCTTACACAAAAAACTTCTATGAATTGATTGTCTTTGAAATCTCTGTTGAAATAGATAACTTCATACTTCAAACCCTCAAATAAAAAAAACCAATCCTTTTTTATACCTTGTATGGATTTTCTCCTAAAGGTAAATTTGAATTGGTGTTGATTATTTTCGGTATTTGCTTCTCCATTTTTGACAGTTGAATTAAGTGGTAATATCTCACAGTAAGCACGTTTCAACAATTCAGGTACTGTATCATTCTCTCCCAAATCATTTACTAATACTTTCATTTGATAAACTTCAACTAAATGTCTTAGTCTTTTCGTTATATCATTCATAATTACCACCGACTTGTAATTGAGTAATCATACTCCTTACAGTATAGGTTAAATCTTTACTTTCAGCGTGTTCTCTATTGTCATACCAATCCTGTAACAACACCAAAGCAATTATTTTAGCCCTATTTTTAAAGTTATCTTTTTCAACTTTAATATCAAAGTCATCTATGGCGTCTCTTAGATAATCCACAGTTGCAACCAATAAAGATTGCAACCACAAATCATCATCATCGTAATCAATTCTTAGATAGTTTTTAGCTTCATTTAAAGTCAAAAAATTATCCATATCGACTACTCCTTATTATTTTGTAGCAAGTTCTAAGTAAACCATTGCTTTATCATCAACTTTAGCAATATCAAATCTTTCAATCGCTCTCATAAATGTAGCGTTTTTAGTAAATCCAGCCTCAGTTGATACAGCTAACTCTAACCCCTCTCTATCAAAGAATGTAATAAACTCAGTCATATCTCCGACAAAAACAGGTGCTTTAGTTGTATTCATTGGTAATAATTCATCACTTACAACCACAATTTTTCTACCTTTAAAGATTTTTTGTGTTGTATTTTGTAAATTTACTTCAAGTAATGGTCTATTTTGTTTATCTGTTAAACCATCTAAGAAATCAAAACCTGTTTGGTTAGTGATAATTACAGCATTTTCTGAAATAGCTGGGTCTAAATCTATGTTTAATGCTTTACTTATTCCAGTGTAATCAGCAACAGCTTTTGGTGTTAAAGTTTTTAATTCAGCAATTATCTTTTTGTTTTCTGTGTTTATAGCTTTTTTAACAAATCTTTTTCCAATGTAAGCAGTTAAATTCGCATTTTCGTCAGCTAATAATGTGTTAGACACAGGGATTATATCTCCATAATCTTTCACTTTATATTCTATTTGTCCGAAATCAATGTCGCTCATTGTTATAGCGTTTAATTCGTCAAATGCTATCAATTCACCATTAGAATTTTTTTCAATTGGTTGTTTTCCACTCAAAGATTTAACAGGTTGAACGTTACATAATGTCTTTAATTCAACTTTATTTCTTCTTAACTCTTTTATTTGATTAAATTGTTCCACAGGTACTAAATATCCACCTTTTCCATCAGTTGCCTCAACTTGCCCAGGTGTACCTACAGCGTTTAAGAATTGTCTTTCTTCATCTGTTATAGGTTTTCCTAAAACAACTCTATTAAATAATCTATTTGCGTTCATTTCATTTTTAACATTTACTTGTGTTTTTTCATTCATAGCTTCTAATGCCTCCTCTGTTTCCACTTCTTTAATTTTATTTTCTAATTCTTTAAATGCAGTCAATTTTGCGTGAGCGTCTTCAATTTTACCCTCATCTTTAAGTGCCTTTATTTCATTTCTCATTGATTCTAATTCTTTTTTCATTTCTATTGATTTTTTCATTAATTTAACCTCCTATTGATAGCTCTATTTCTATCTCTTTTTTTATTTTTTCTAATCTAGCCAATTCCATATCCTTTACACTGTTCTTTATAGCGTCAGGAATATGATTGTATTTTTGTTTCGTATCTACTTTGTTTAAATAAATAGGACTATCGCTAACTTTTACATTAAAATAATTTAGACAATCCTTACCAGTAAACCACGTTTCAGCTTTCATTAAATCGTATATTTGCTCTTTTGTTATACCCTCAACAGCTTTTTCCATATAAGTATCAACAATACCCTCTTCAATTTTTTCCATTACTTCCACTTGTTTTAAAAAATCATCTGCATTACCAAACAAGCCACAACTAACTCTATGTATCATCAGATAAGCGTTGCTAGGTATCACTATTTCGTTACAACCAAAAGCAATTATAGAGGCTGAACTTGCCGATAAGCCGTCAACATAAGCAACTGTTTTAGCTTTATGATTTTTTAACATATTTGAGATTGCCAATCCTGCAAATACATCTCCACCATAACTATTGATATGTACGTGTACTTCTCCTGCTTCTTTTAAAGCATTTGCAACATCTAGCGGATATACGTTCGGGTTGTTTAAATCAAAAAATTCATAAAAACCATCATTATCACTATCACTAACTATATCTCCATTGATATAAATTTCAGTAACATCTGCTTTATTCTTTATTTCTAACCACTTCTTATCCATTGCCACCTCCTTTATCGTATGCAATTCCTAATTTTTCCAAAGGTACATAACTACCATTCATAACTATCACATCTCCACCATCTACTGGTGGTAATCCTACAAGATTCCTAGCTTCATTTATTGTGTAAACTCCACTTTGAATAAACTTAGTAATGCACTCAGCTTGTGTTTTCAAATCACCTTTCAAAATGCTACTAACATTAAATTCAAAATGTAATCCACTCAATCTCTCTTTTTCAGTTAAGAGTTTTAAGTTGAACTCCTCCTCATATAAACTCAAAATATAAAGTAGAGTATCCACATAAAAACTTAAATTTTGCATTTCTGAGTTAGAATAACTTGATTTATCATAGTCGTTAAGATGATTAGGTTTTACTCCAAAAGCACCCGCTATTTGTAATGCAGTGTATTTCTTTAACTCAAAAAATTGACTATCACTAAGTTTTAAATCAAGAGGTACTAAATCCATACCCAAAGGCAATGGAAATATACCACTAGGATTGGAATTAGCATTTATAAACTCTTGCATAGCGTCCAGCATTTTCTTTTGATTTTCCTTACTTAAATCCCCAGTGTATTTCAAAACCGCTTTAGCTGTTAATCCACGTTCATAAAGTGTATTTAGGTATTTTTGACTTGCTTTTACTCCTGTCAATGTAGTTGCTAAGGTTTCTCTAACACTAACTCCAACTATTCCGTCTTTACTTAGTCCACCTTTTAAATGCAATACATTTTTACTATCAAACACATACTGTTTTCCATTGTAAGTATATTCATAGTATAATTTTTCTTCTCCACTAAATAATTTAGCGTTATCAATCAAAATTCTCACATTTTGAGGGTGCATAGGATATATACCAACCAATTTACCACTGTTATCATAAGACAAATAAGCATAAGCATTTCCGTGATGATTTCTCCACGTTTCCAATAGTGTCATCATCGGTGTAGATGTCATAAATGGGTTAGGAGCAAACTTTAATTTTTGTAATGCTTCGTGGTCTACTATCCTGTTATTTTTATTATCTTTCAAGTGAATTGACAATTTACCAACACTTTCACTCAAAACTTTCAAGCAGGTATAATATGTAATCTCAGATAAGTCATCATTTATATTTATCCCAAAAAACTCCTTGAAATTCATAGTATTTATTGGTGTTGTGTTCTCACTCTTATTAAAAAATCTCTTAAATATGTTTTTCATCTACCCTCCTTTCGTAAATACTTTTAACCAATTGTCGACTAATTCGTCATTGTTTATATTTGCTTCTTTATTTAGTAACATTATTTTCCAAGCGTCTAGTACAGCGTCCACTGGGTCAATTCTGTTTTTTTGTGATTGTTTATCAATTTTTTTCTCACCAAAACTATTAGATGTAGTTGTTGCATTGGCTAAACTCCACCTTAATAATTCATTTTTCTTATCATACATAACCTGTAATGCCTCAACAGATAAAGCAAAATCAACAGTTGCGTCATTTAAAGACTTAGCTGATTGTTTAACCTCCGTCAAATCACAATCTAAAAACTCCAAATCAGCTAAAAAACTTCCTGCGTTATGTGCGTCATATCCACATTCAAGGACATTCAATTCATATTTATCAATAATTTCTTTTAAATGAGATATGATATACTTGTAATCTGTTTTCATTCCAAAAGCACCAGTAGTCAAAGTCAACAAACCTTTTTTAACCCATATTTGATAAGGTACATCATCAGTTTTTTTGTGTTCTTCTAATCTCAACTCAGGCATAAAAGAATGGCTATATACATAAATCTTTTCATTTTCAAGTGGAAAAACTAACGCAATACTTGTTAAATCTCCACCTTTAGATAAGTCAAAACCTAAATAACAGTCTTTTCCTTTCATATCCTCAAGTGTCAAATCGCTTTCACATTCTTTTAGTTTCTCAAGATTTATATATTGTCCTGAGCCTGTTGTTACCCAACGATTTAATTGTTTTGTTAGGAAATTTACTAACTCAGCACCACCTTTTTCTTTAGCGTCTATTGCTTTTTGCTCGAATAAATCTATTTTCTTTTTATTAGGTGTTACTCCGTCTTCTTCATACAGGAAATATGGGTTAGATTTTAACCAGTTTTTCCAATCCCATATATCATCATCGGCGTCCATTTCACAGATAAAAATAAAAAGAGTGTCTTTTTCAATAACACCCTCTAAAATCTTTTCACAGAATTTATAATGCTCGTAGCAAAAACTATTCAGGTTAAATCCCGCTGTAGTTATAGCCAAAGTTAAAGCATTATCAACGTCAGCTTGTCCGTCAAATAGCAATTTATATATTTGATTGTTTGGGTGAGCGTGTAACTCATCGCATATTGCAAGTACATTACCAAACCCGTCCATTCCTTTTGTATCTTTAGATAATGCTTTTATAACACTACCTGTAACTGAACTCTTAATCGTTCTATCGTGTTCTTTAACGACATATAATTCAGTCAACTCTCTATCACTTTCAATGAAATTCCTTACTTCGTCCCATACGATATTGGCTTGGTCTTGTTTAGTCGCCGCACAAAATATACGTTCTTTAACACCAATCATCGTACTAAACAATGTACTTTCAATTCCGCTTAAAAAACTCTTACCATTTCTTCTACCAACCTGTAAATAAGCCTCTCTAAAACGCCTATCACCTGTCTTTTTCTTTTTCCACCCGTGCAAACTACCAATAATAAACTCTTGAAAACCCCTTGTCTTTAATTGTTTACCATCTTTCATTGTTAAACTATTAGCAAAATCAATAGCAAACTCTGCCTCTTTAACATCAAATTTATAGTCAAATTTCTTCTTTTTAAGGTCTTCAAGGTGTCTTTTACAAGCTAAATACTCTTTTCTCCCTGTTATTTTCTTACCACTTACAACTAATTTAGCATAAGCAGTTGTTCTATCCTTAGCCATAAGATTATGCTTGTCTTTCCTTTAGCATTGTGATAAATTTATTTTCAGGTTTTTCTTCTTTAACAGGGACAACCAATTTAAGTCTATCAGTTGTTGCTAAACCTAACTTAGATGATGATTGCATAATGTATTTAACATATTTCTCTTGCACGTTTACAAGTGGATTAATAAATTCTAATTCACCAGTTCTAGTCATTTTCTTCTTAACCAAACCCTCAACTTCAAGTTTCTTAGTTGTTTCTATGTAACCATCATATGCGTTACAATATATAGCAAGTACACCTAAATCTAAATTATCTAAAATGTTAATCTTGTCGCATTCACTAACAACTCTATCAAATTCAGCCTTAGCATTTTCACTCAACCAATCAGGTGCAACTAAATCATCTCTTTCAGCTTTTAATTTCTTTTCTGCTTCTTTTCTTGCTTTTATTTTTTCTTTTCCTATTTTTCCTGTACTAATATCTATAATTTTTCTTCTACTCATCTTACACCTCCTGTCAAGTAAAATACATTTACACGTAAATCCTATATGTTGGCAATTTCTCTAAGAAATAGGAAAGTTGCGGTATTGGAACATAATGTAAAAACTTTAATCAATACCCCCCGCTATTAAACTAAATATGATACTTTCGTTGTTGTAATATTTGTTTAGTATATCAAACAATCTCTTTTGTATATCTAGTTTATCTTTTTTACTCTTATCGTATTGAGCGTGGATATAGTTGTGAGTCTTTTCACTTATCCATATCAAATTATTAATATCTAATGCTCTTGCTTTATTATCTTTCAGTTCTTCAATGTGATGTGATAGAGTACCAACAACATAATTATGATTAACCATCAACTCATATATATCTAATCCTTTTGCTTTAGCTTTACATATATTTCTTAAAGACTTCCACTGTTTACTGTTATAAAACTCCGCACTGTCTTTATCTCTATACTCTCTATCGTAAATCTTGTGTCTATTCTTACTACATTCACATTTAGTATTAGCAGGTTTCTTTTTTCCACATCTAGCACACGTTGTCATCAACATACTTATCATCTCCTTGTCAATCCATAGTAAATAAATCCATAAACAATAAATTCATAGTAAATAAAAAAGAGGGTTTTATAGTTGCCCTCAACAACTTCTTTAAAAGGATATAATTAAACAAAGAGAAAAGTAAAAAATGCACTCAGTAGAACTTTTACAAACTTCCTATGATACTATAGTACCACATAAAATTTCTCCCTACAATATCCCTGTTTTCTCCCTGTTTTCTCCTTTTTTAATATTTGTCAATACCTAACTTATATTTTGTCAATAGCAAATCAATTTCTGTGCTAAGAAATGTATCTCCAACGAACCTAGTATTTTATTCTTAGCTTTATACACACTACTAACATTAATGTCAAACTTCTCTGCTATTGATTCATAACTCATCTTATTAAAGTATTTCATAGGGATAAAATCATAATATTTATGTCCTTTAACCATATCTAGTGCCTCATCTATCCTGAATAAAATTTCTTCATAACGTTGAATATTATGATATATTCTATCTCTTGTTTCTTCCAACTTCTCTAACTCACTCTTATACTCAAAACTATTTTGATTGTTTAACTCTTTCAATCTGTAAGACTTCTCTAACTCTATATTAGTTAAATGTTTCTGTTCTTCTCTCATTCTATGTTGATATTTAGGATAAGCATATAGTATATCTTCCATTTTCTTAAACACTGTCTTTTGTTCCATTATTTATACCTCCTTTTAATAACAAACTCTACCAAATCTAAGATAGACATATCTATTATAAATGCCATCAAACTAAGTATTAAACTTATATCTTGTTCATATAAAAAGGTTAAAAATATACATAAAAGCAATATCATTATATGCCTCCTTTTAATTCCACTCACTATTAATTCTGTTAATATTCTTGTTCCATTTAGTCCAATAGCAATCTAATATATCCTTGTGTGTATAACCATAATTCAAACTCAAACACTTTAAGTCACGCACCAACTCTCTTAAAAATTCATAAGTAAATGCAGGTGTTCTTACATCATTTATAATAGTTAAGACATCTATATCTCCAAAATAACGGTAATCCACTGTTTTAAAGAATACATCTAAATTTCTCAATTCTGTTATAGTCACATCTCCAATTTCATAGGCATAATTTATGAGTTGTGCTACAAAAAACCATATATCAGTTAATTCTTCAAGTTCTTTTTCTTTATATCTTTTATTGGTTTTCCAAGTTTTATGACTATCAATCGTTTCTTCGTCAAACTCTATACATTCAGCTATCAAACTTTTCTTAATGTCTTTTAATTGTCTAGGTCTATAATTGATTATCTTTTTATCTAATTCTTTTTGTAAATTTAGTAAATCTGTAAAATTCTCAGGTTTATTATTTGTTTCACATTTATTAGTTATTTCACATCTATTCATTCTTATATCCTCCTCAGCTTTTTCACACTCAGCTTTTAATGCCAAACTTAACACATACAATACAGATAATATCAACAATATAGTCATCATTACTCATCAACTCTTATTCTACTTTCAATAATCTCAATATTACTATTGGCTTTTTTGTAATCCTCTCTAAGTTCCTTACAAAATCTTATCTTTTCTTCTTCAACTTCACTCTCATTCAAGTAATCTTTTCTAAATAAATATGCTTTAAAACTTCTATCTTTCGTTTGCACTTCTATAATATACTTAATCATTGTTATATCCCCCTTAATGTCACTTATCTCTTATCCATTATTGCCTATCTATTATCTATCCAACTGTATTTTTCAATAGCTGGTCTTTTTTTAACAAAGTGATAATCCTCAAACTTATTACTATATGTCTTTAAATGAGTGTATTCACTTGTACTCATCTCGTCAACTTTATGTTCTAATATTAATTTCTCCGCTCTTTTAAAATCAAATTCAACTTTCATATTTTACCTCCAGTAATTAACTCACATACCTATTTAAAAGTCATAGCATAGCCCAATTTAACGTTTTAATCTTTTAAGTTATTATTTTCTTGTCCTAAACACTCTTTAACAGAATTACCTTGCTCTATCCATTGTTTAGATAAATTTCCATCGGGATTGGTTATTACTTCAACTATTTCGTCTTGATGTTCTATCATAAATTTATTTATAAAACTTAAAATTAGTTTATTCATTTCCAATCTCTCCTCCTCTAACTTTTTCCCAAAATTCTTTCCATTCTTTACTATCCAAAACTCTCTTAGCTTCAATTTCAGTTTCAAAGTAATTACCTAAATTGTATCTAGTGTCGTCGCTGGTAGAATACAAATCAACAGCAGTATCAATATCTCCAAAGCTATCAATATAATAATAACGTTTTCCACATCTTGCCCTCCAAACCATAGGCTCTCTATTTATCACAGCTACTAATGATGTCAATATATTTATATCTTTATTGTAGACAAGAAATGGTTTATGAGGGTCTTGTTTATTTATACATATAATGTTAGTAAAAAATCTAGTTTCTCCATCGCTCCACTCAACATAATTACTGTCTTTTATATTCTCAATCTTAGTAAATTTACCAACACTCCACTTATTATCTATTACTTTTACTTCTAACTCTAACATTTTATATCCTCCATAATCTTTATAATCTTATCTATTTATTCATTTAACTATTTAGCAGGTACAGGTGGTCTACAAACCATAGTATCCTTATACATATCTATAAAATCTGCCAATCTAATTCTACATAAATGATAGTTCTCATCTGCTAAGGCTCTAAATACACTATCCAATGATAATGCTTGTCTAGCACTCAATCCTTTAGTTATTTCCAAAATAATCTCATTCCATTCAACACCAGTATACTCTTTTGTTCCGTCTTCTATTCCTATATCCGCTATATCCAATACAATTGTATCTGCTCCTGACTCAATAATCATATCTAAGTATTTAAGTGCTTTCTTATAGTCTTCCAACTTATTTTTCTTTTCTGCTCTTACTAGATATTTCATAATGTTACAGAAACAAAAAACACTATAATTTCCTTTTCCAACCCAAGCACTTATAAAATCTTTACATTCCAATCCTGTATCTCCAATTTGATAGTGGTTGGGTTGATTCACATTATCAGGTCTAACTCTATTTAATCTAATTTTTCTAATATTTCCAGTTCCAGCATATACATCTACACCATAATTATTTAATTCCATTGCAAATCTCTTTTTACTACACTTGTTATACCAGTGGTTATCGCAATAATTACAATACTCATCATATAATTCACTAAATAATTCAATGTTTTCTAATCCTTTTCCATTAGCAATAAAATTTCCAACTGTATAATTCATATCTATATCCTCCATTTTATCTATAATAGTTAAACACAGTTAAACACTTTTTCTTTTAATATCAACAGTTTG